ATTGTTTTCGCGACAAAAAAATTGTTTTCGCGACAAAAAAATTGTTTTCGCGACAAAAAAATTTAATTAGATTAAATAACAGATACTCAACAACAAATAATATTATTTAGACATAACTAGGCTAGGCTAGGATAGGACCGAAACAATGTCATCTACAGAAGAACAAATCAATATGAAAGAGACCAACAACAACAATACCCCAAATAACAACAATCAAATAGCCGAGGAAACAAAGAACCACTATTTCAACCTAGACGAGGACCCGAGCAATCATTACACGTTTTTCCCAATCCGCAATCAAAAATATTATGATCATTACAAGAAACAACTAGCGGTGTTTTGGACAGTAGAAGAAGTCCAACTCGCACAGGATAAGGATGATTACAATGGGAAACTATCGGCGACTGAACGGGAGTTCATCCGGAATATCCTAGCATTCTTTGCGGCAAGTGATGGCCTAGTTGCCGAAAATTTGGACTTGAATTTCACACAAGAGCTGACTTATAAAGAGGTGGCAACTTGCCTAAGGTTTCAGGGGATGATGGAAGATATCCACGGTGAAATGTATAGCCGGATGGTGGATAACCTCATCCCTGACCGACTAGAGCAAAACCGGGTTCTTAATGCTATTAATACGATTCCGTGTGTTGGCAAAAAAGCCAAATGGGCTCAGAAATGGACTAATCGCCGGGATAATGACATCCAAGAGAGGTTGGTTGCGTGGGCGTGTGTGGAGGGTATCCAATTCAGTGGTTCATTTTGTAGTATAATGTGGCTAGGTAAGCGAAACTTGATGCCTGGGCTACAACAGGCAAATCAATTCATCCGGCGTGATGAAGGGTCACATACTGACACAAGTGTGATGCTTTACAATGACCTCCGAAGTGAATATCGGCTGCAAGAGCCACGCGTCCAGCAAATAGTCCGTGAAGCCCTAGAAGTAGAAAAAGAATTTATCTTGGAAAGCATCCCATGTGCTATGCTAGGTATGAATGCTGTGTTAATGAGCCAATATCTGGAATATGTTAGTGACCGGCTCCTAGTTCAGCTAGGTTACTCTAAAATCTGGAATGCAGCTAATCCATTTGATTTTATGGAATCAATAAGTATTGAAACCAAGACCAACTTCTTTGAACGCCAAGTTACTGAATACAATAAATCTGGTGTAGCTACTAGCGATGCAGACCGGACACTTAATTTTAATTTGGATGACGAAGACTTCTAAACATGAATGTGTGAACATTACAAAAGCATTAAAAACGCACACCGAAAAACAAACAAACAACACTAAAACGCGGCTTATTATTTATTATTTTTTATTTTTTATTATTTTTTATCAGATTGTATGGACATATGAATAGTCATCGGGTATACATATTTAATTATATGACATCGCATAGGGCATTGGTAAGATGCATAACCTGAACACAAAATAATAAAACACCCTGAACAAACAGGATGTAAGCAATCAGGCAAAACAATTGGTTGTCCTAGCATTGGTTCTAGACATATTGGGCAATCACCACAAATATTTTTGGGAAATTCGTCCGACATAAGCCATTTTTGGCGTGCTTCATATAAAGAAATCAATTCGGATACTGCGGTATTATAATTGTAAAATGGTGATAAATCAGGCGAAACCCATCCAAAACAAGTTTTTATTTTTGCCCAGATTCCTGTGTTTTTTGCTATGTGTTTTATACAATCTTCATACCCCCGCTTATATATATCTATATCTGTTAACCAATATTGCAATATTTTTGAGCGGATGTATAATGGGTCAAAATAAATGTGTTGTGCGGCGGTAGCATTTAATTTAGGCAATGTAATGTTAATAAGTTGTGACATATTGTGTTTAATAAATACTTTTTAGTATAGAATGAATAGTAAAATGTAGCTTTGTTGTTCACTTATTTATTGGTGCTCTAGGTTTAAATTAAGTCTTTTTTGGAATGAATTCACAGAAATTGTTTATTTTTCCCTATTATAAATATATTATTATATCACAACCTGAAAAAGGTATTCCCTGACACAACAACGAGCATCCTGCAATAGGTAACCATGGCATCATACAACGCATTGTATAACCAGGTTGGAGGAAACTTTGCCCGTGCAAATGCTAGGATGTTGAACGGTGATTATGAAGGCAAGGCTATCAGCGCCTTTTCACTGCATGTTGTTGATGCAACTGAGAGTGCCCAGTATACATTTTTGAGGCATTCGAATCGAGCATATCCGCCAATCCGATTTGACTACCGACAGATGGCTCTGATTCCTTTCCTTCCTGAGGCTCGGACAGAGTTTATTAACTGGTTCTTCCGGTCTTTGTCTGCTGGCAAGCGTAAGCCGACACCTGAGGTGTCAGTTCCTCATGCTGCACCATTGCGCAGGCATGCAAATCTGTGTGCCAATATCGAGGCCCGGTATTGTCAAGCACCTCCTGCAAAGAAGAAGCGGCGTCTTGTCGGTATGGTTGACTCTTCTGATGAGGAGGAGGAAGCCGAGCCTGGTACCGATATTGATTCAGAAATGGATGACTTCATTGTTCCAGACGATTTTGTCGAATACGAGAATTGACTCGAGTGAACAATTCCATGTTTTCTCGTTTTCCTGGTGTGTTTGTGTTTGTCTTTTTTGTTTTTTTGTTTTTAGTGTAATGTTTAGAGAATAAAAACAACGAAAAATACAAAAAACAAAAAAGAACAAAAAAGACAAAAAAGACAAAAAAGAACAAAAACAAAAAAAAACACAAAAACCAACAACGTAAAATACAAAAACAAAAACCAAAAAACAAAAAACAAAAACCAAAAAACACAAACAAAAGTCAGAAACTATCACATAAAGATAGTAGGTGGAGTGGTGCTACCTGCAGGATTCGAACCTACGAGTGCTGTTACGCACAGAAGGTCTTAAGTCTTCCGCCTTAAACCGCTCGGCCAAGGTAGCTACTCATCTCCACTGATTACTTGCACGGATATCTTTAAACTAGTTTTTAATCACGACGGTAAAGCATCAGGTATTGTGCAGAACCAGACTTCATAAAAGATATTGCTAGTATCACAACACATAGGGCATTTATACCCTTGTTGTTTATGATGTATTTTGTCAAAACAACTATGGCAAACAGGATGCAGGCAATCAGGAATAATAGTTGTTTCAGATTTGTCAACTAATTCATCAAAACAAACTGGGCATTGGCCTAGCACTTTCTCCCTGAATTCTGTAGTATGAATAAATTCCCGGCGTGTAGTCAGAACTTGTAATTCTACTTGAATTTGGTTAATTCGGTGTTCCATACGACTTGATGCTTGAATATATTCTAAATCAGCTACGGCGCTATTTGTCCGCCGGTTTCTCACATTAATTGGTAGACACCAGAACAATAATGTATTATGTGGTTCCGTGCCCATAGCCCTTAATACTACTTGTAAATCGGTGTGAGTTTCTTGTAATTGCTTAGTTTTTGCTTGAATTCTACCAGTTATTTCACAATCCAAATATTTTATGAATCCATCAAAATTGACGGTTATTGACCCAAAAACAGGCATTTTATTACTAATAAGGACAGAAAAAAAGATAAAAATATTACAAAATGATTAAACATACAACCTAGCTGTGCAATTGGTGTGCTAGGTTGATGAAGTTAATACAGCCATTGACTCGACGATACCAAGTCTATTGAATACTCATAATATCATATTTATTTTTGGCATATGTTTCAGATTCAATGGTGTCTTGTGTAATTAGGCGGACTACCTTAACAGGTTTGCATTGACCTAGACGCACTGCCCTGCCAATTGCCTGTGTTTCAACTTGTTTGGATTGTTCACTAGACATATTTAGAACATCAACCAATATAATATGGCTGGCTTCAGTCAGGTTGCTACCACTATTAGAGTGCTCGCTGCTTAACATGATTACACGGATACTTTCATCACGTTTAAAAGTGTCAATATTCTTATTCACAACACGGACATTGCCCCGGGCATAAACACTCTTTATCCCGTATTCGACGAGTGTTTGGCCAATAAGTTTTAACATTAGGTCATATTGGCTAAAGATAATAACGCGATTCTCAGCAGACGCAAACAGCCCCTGTAGAATTTCAATAAGCGTGGCCATCTTGGTCCCATATTTAGAAATACATTTGGTTTTCCATTCCGGGATTTCAGCAACGGGTTCAATTGGTTTGTTGGTCTCAGTAGATTTATTAGGCCCTGCTAGCAAATCGCGCATTGTAGTAATATTTGTTGATTTAACAACTACATCAGCGCGACACTCCGGGCAGGAAATGGAGGTCTTATTTGTGCTCATCGCAGTAAAACAATCTCCACAATATACATGCCGACAGTGAGTCACAGCAACTCGACTGTCTTCAGTGTAATCCGTCCAACAAATACTGCATGGGTCACTGGTTTTTTCCTTAATGAAATCATTGCTTTCGAATAATTTAATTTGATTTGTAAGCCGTATTTTCTCACGTTCCAGTTTAGCAATATTCTCTTCAATTGTCTTTTGTTGGCGGTCTGACCTAGAGCTAAAGGTTCCCAGCATAAAATCAATTACAAACAGGACAAGATATTCATCCCAGCATGGCCGGTCATCACCAAAACCATCAATGATTTCAATGGTAATACCAATAATCATTTCTGATAATGCTTCACATTCCAATAGACGTGAATATAATTCTTTGCGTAGTTTCTTAAGAACACGTCTATCCCCTGATTCATAACTATCACCATATGCAGAATAACTGCCGGCTGAATCCTCGTGTGAGAATGCCGACTCTATGAAATCGCGGTATTGATTATTAATACTTAGGTTACGTTGTCCTAGACGTGGTTCTAGGCCACGAAGATTGGTTTGTATCTTGGCCGCTAAATCTTTCTTGCGTTCACAAAGTGGCAATTCACGTTGGGCATCTGCTAAGTCAGTAAGGATAACTTCAAATTGCTGCCCGAAATTACCAATCATTGCCTGATTAAGCTCTTCTAGGGTCATCACTTTATTTGGGTCAATACCCAAATTCTGGATGTCCTCAGTGCTAATACAAATATTTGTGCATAATTCAAATAACCTGCGGAGTTTGTCACATCTATTATTATTATCAGTCTTGGCATTATTGTAAATATTGCGCTCAATGTTACCTAGCTGGACTTTGTGAATCTCCTCTGTGAAAATAGGAATATTAATCTCCGCCGCGACTGCCCGTTTGCTTGTCTTACTTAGAATTCGGCGTTGTAGGTCTAGGCCCTCTCCTTCGGTAAGTAAATACATGATGTTAGTATGCATTATTTCTATATCGCTCATATGCGTGTGAAATGCGGCCGAACTTGTATAATACACAGATAGCTTATTGTTAGAAAATTTATTAATATCGATTTTAGATTCAGGCATAAGCCAAAGCAAATACCCTAGTAGATTGGAATATCCGTGCTCAAATGGTGTTGCTGTCATTGCCCACCGGAATCTGCTTTGAAGTAAATGAATAATACTATATGATACTGTTTTAGAGTCCTGGTCTAATACATTGTAACCAGTTTCTACTTGAATGCGTTCATGCGCTTCATCAACTACTATCCGATTCCATTTCATACGGAAAATATCCACATAATCTGCAGTATGGAAATCATACCCGGATTGTTTACCATTTGCATCATAAGCTTTTATTAAATATTCACGGTAATTGGCATTAGCCAATAGGTTGGCTGACATAATTACGATATCCATTTTTTTAGCGGCCGACCGTGTCATTTCAGATTTATTTGCCGCAGATGGGGATGCTGATGTCAGCCCATCGGCAGCCGTTAATCTTGGATTATTAATACCTCCTGATATATCTTCATCATTTACTTCAACATTTCCATTCTTATTATTAATAGTAGGCACTTTAGCATCACTATTAAGAACACCTGAGTCTTCAATAAGTTGGGTTATAAGCACTTTATAATCGGCTTTAAGTGAATTTGGCACTCGGAATGGCCCACGTGTAATTATGGTTTCATTCTCTTTGACAGAATTCTCACTTTTAGCTCCTACTCCAGCTGTTGCGGTTGTATTGGGTTGCATTGAATCCCCTGAAACATTGTTTGGATTTGTCAGTGCTTGTGCTACCGCTTCAAAATCCGTTTGTTTGCTAACAGCATATTTTTTAATATCTGTAATACTAGCTAATCCAATAATATTGAACATCCCCGGCGGTGTATATTTCTCAATTTCGTAAATCCATTGTTTGAGAAGCCGGGGTGGTATGATAACAAGAGTATTACAGTCAAATTGTCCAGCTAGGTAATCGGCCTTATCACGGTCATATTGTGTGACCAAATGGCTAATAACACTAAGTGTTTTACCTAGTCCTACATCATCAGCTAGGACACCACCTGATAATTCAACGGATGGTTTCACTCGCTTTGGGATAGGAATGTTAGAGCCATTCCGCAGCATAATCGTGTTATAATGATTATCACCAATATTGAATTCAGTTATTTGTGCTTGCTCTATCGCTTGTTTTCTTTCAAGAAGGTGCCCGAATAGTCCTAGATTTTTGAAATCCATTACGTTCCGGCCTGTGCTAACTGCGTTCTCTACACCGTTCATCCAGCTAATATTTCGTTGCTGATAACTGAATAATGGAACATTGATATTGGATTTCACTTTAGCAAATTCCTGATAACTTTTAATTGGCCAATATGCACCATGCTCTGTTGTATCAAAAAGGCTAGGCATAATTGAACTTTTACAAATATCTTGCAATTCAATTGAGTTTTCGGCATTAATGAATTTAGCTAGTGATTTTACAGTCTGTTTGATACTACCATCTTTACTAATAATCAGTTCCAAAAATTCGGGTTTTATTTTAATTTTATATTCAAGTGTATGTTTTTGTTCGGTTATTTCAATAACTGCTCCCGTGTTTCTTTGTTTTTTAGAATATGTTTTACTTATTTCATTAGTTCCCATTTGAAGGTAAAACGGCTCATGTGGATATTCCATATTTGTAAATAGTGAATTAATCATAATTGCAGCGGCTAATGGGAAAATTGGGTTATACGTATCCGGTTTGCTATTTCGATAATCTTCTATAAAATAGTGTCGGTCCGCAATATTCTGGAATTTTTGATTAATTAATTGAATAGGTTGTGTATATTGTCTTCCTGCCAAATTACCAATTATATCAGTTATATTAATATTGGGTATATCATTTGAATGATAAAATGATGATACACATCGATAATTAATACCACATCCTAGAAATGCCTGAACATTTATTGTTTCCTCATTATTTATACCATAATACTTGTGAAACAGATTACCACCTGCTATATTACTAGCAAACCTATCATAATTTTCAAATGCAAAATCAAATAATGAATTTGTCATAATTTCTAGTGTCGCCGGTACATTATTTGTGTATGATGACATATTTGCGCGGCCACCTGCACCATATGCAAAACTTGCAATCCAGATGTCCTCAATATTTTGTTCAGTAAGTGTAAAACTTTGCAAAAATGCATGCAGTTTGTTACATTGTGGAACGTGCTTCATAATTTCCTTTGTGTCAGTCAAGTCATATATTTCAAATTTTCTGCCAATAATTTGTGAAAATTGGAATTCACTGCAAATACATCCTAGTGATGCTAATTTTTTCTTGTTATCATTTGTTTCTGTCCCCAATAATGTATTTATAGAATCAATTGTTTTATATTGAAAACTGTTATCAATCGGAATAATAATATATTCAAAATTATGAATATATGTTTTTAGACAAGTGTTTTGTGATGGTATTTGAGTCCCAAAAATTCTGTTTTTAATATAATCTTCAATATCAATAATTTTATTATCTGTAAATTTAGTATATCTATCATGTTTTGGTTGTGTTTGTGGCGCATCTGTAGAGTTCTGACCTATTGCTTGACTACTTACTTTACAAAGAATAATTGATTTAGCAAAGGCAACTGATTCTTCTTCAAGAGTTACAATTGTGGCTCTAGTAATAGGAATTGATGTATTATTAAATTTTTTGATTAAAGCTTGTGTATTAGAATATGGAATCATATACGCAAAGTATTTTTGGGTGGCCGGGTTTTTAATTGTTTCATTAGTTGTTGATTTAGTATCAGTAGTAGCCATTTTGTTTTGAGTTTAATTGTTGACTTGGAATAAAATGCTTTGCTTGAATTTATAAATATAATTAATAAGGTATATGTTTCTATGTGGTTAAATCAATTTTTATAGTATGGCTACCCAATTAGGTTGCAAATGACTGCAAAAAATAGAAAAACTGAACATATATGCCCCAATTTATGACTAAGCTGTGTGTTAAATGCTAGGGATAAATTCCCACCGTAATTCCTTACAAATGGCTTTCCAAATCTGTTCTTGTTCATATAACTTTTTACGGTCTTTCAAGAATTTGAAATTGCATAAATATTCATCCAATTCAAGTAATTGAAATATTTTATACAAAATATATCCATATGTCAGAAAATTTTTACGATCATCGGGTCGATTGGTATTAAAAGGATGCTGAAGTTGTAAGAAAAGCCCACGAATAATTTCTTCGACTTCCGGACTTATAACAGGGGGTGGCATACCATTTAACTGATTTATGATATATGGAATATGTTCATAATAGTCAGTTTCATCTATTTTTTTGAGGATTTCGCGCAATTTATCCCGTGTCAAATGAGACATGTTTTCAATCCGTTCTTTTTTGAGTTCAACTAATATTTTCTCGTATACTTCATCCGGGATATCAGTTGTTTCTTTTGCCTGAAATTGACTAAGAATTTCATTCAAATGATTAATCCGTTTATAACTAAATGATGTCATTTCCTTAGGCGGTTCTTTATGACTTTGTTTATCACTATCTACTATGATTCGTTCAGTCATACCGCAATTATTACAATTCAACATACCAGTATTATGATTTAGCACCATCTCATAATGACAATGAAAACAAATGTCAAATAATTCAAATTCATCTTCAGCAAACGAAACATAGTTCGGGTCAATCACGTGCCGGTATTTGTCATAAATCTTCTGCTTATCAGGTAATTTAGTAGTTTTAGTCACCGGTTCATCAGGTATGGCTAACGGGTCAATTTGTTTAGACACCGATTTAAGAACAATATTTAATTTTGGTTGGTCGGTAACTTTATTTTCATTATTAATTGAAGAGCTAGGTATACTATTCAACCAATCTAATATATTTTTTTTATCTTTGGACTTAGGTTTTTGACCACCTATACCAAAACAATTTTTTTTTTTTTGATATGTGTTAGTGTTAGTGTTAGTGTTAGTGTTAGTGTTAGTGTTAGTGTTAATGTTAGTGTTAGTGTTAGCGTTAGTGTTAGTGTTAGTGTTAGAGTTAGCGTTAGCGTTGGTGTTAGCAGTATTCATATGGTTTTGTGTCTCTGATGTATTATCCTTTACACGAATACCAAAATCATATTGGCTATTTTTTTCAATAATTTCCTTTTCCCGGTCCAATATTTTATAATACTGGTTCAGCAGTTTCCCGGTTTTTAATAAATAATTTTTCTCTTCATATTTGCTATTAATAATTTTGCTATTTTCTTTGTATGTGTTTATTTCTTCTTCAATTTTCCATATTTTATTTTGTATTTTAAAATCAGGTATTGGCCGGTTATAATCTGGGTGCTGAAGTAATTCACATAATTCAATTGACAATTTACTAATTTCATTTTCTGCAAGAAGTAATTCCTCATTTTGTTCATCAAAACGTGATTTCATTTTGCGATGAAGACTATCAATTGTTTCCTTCTGCCCAACAGTATCTTTCATTTTAGTTTTAGCTTTTGAAGAAATAGCAGCCATTGTCAATTGTAAACAATATATGAAAAAAGGTTAATTATCTAATACAATACAGCAAATTATTTACCCTGGGTTTGGCAGGTATTTCTTTAAATTATTATATGGCCATACTATCACGTTAATGGTATAGATTTCAAAGATTAATAAGAGGAAAAAAAAAACACATGGCCCACGGTAAATAATAAAATAATAAAATCAAATAATAATAGTAAAACTAGGAATTCACACAAACTGAAATGGGAGGAGGTTTAATGCAGTTAGTGGCCTATGGTGCCCAAGATATTTATCTTACAGGGAATCCACAAATAACCTTTTTCAAAGTAGTTTATCGTCGGCATACAAATTTCGCTATGGAATCTATTGAACAATCATTCAGTGGTTCTACAGATTTTGGTGGAACTGTATCAGCAATTATTAGCCGTAGTGGCGACTTAATTGGCCGAACTTATGTAAGAATAGTAACCCCATTAATAAATACGTCACCCAACAAAAATTTCAGGTGGCTTAATTGGCTAGGTCATGTATTGGTCAAGGAGGTTAAATTAGAGATTGGTGGCCAGGAAATTGATAAACAATATGGTGAGTGGTTCCATATTTGGAATGAACTTAGTCAACAGCCCGGGCAACAAGCTAATTATGCCGAATTGGTGGGAAA